CGGCTAATACATTAGATGCTAATACTGATGACTTTGCTGATGTTACTGGATTACCACAATCTTGTCAGGATGTAGTAACACTTGGTGCTTCCTATAAATTACTATCATTCTTAGATGCAGGTCGTATTAACCTTACATCTGCTGAGGCTGACAATGCCGATAGCAAGACTCCATCCACTGCTGGTGTTTCAGCTTCTCGTTATATCTTCGCTCTGTACCAACAGAGACTAAACGAAGAGGCGTTGAAGTTGAAGGACAAGTACCCAATTCGTATACACTACACAAGGTAAGGAAGGTTAATGGCAACTCGTTTATTTAGCTCTATAAGTGTTGAGACAACACTAGCATCTGGTATTAATAGTACAGTTACATCAATGACGGTAGCAACTGGAACTGCAACCGCCCTACTTGGTGGAGTTACTATGGTAGCAAACAGTCAGTTTACTATAGCGATAGATCCAGACACTATTAATGAAGAAATTATTTTTATAACAGCAGGTCCATCAGGAGATACTTTTACAATTTCCAGAGGTCAAGCTGGTACTGGCACAGCAGGAGTTTCTGGTGTCGCTCATTCCACTGGCGCTAGTGTAAAGCACGTTCTAACCTCAGATGATTTAACAGCCTTTGCTGCCGGTATATCACCAGTAGCTAGCCTAGGTTTTTCTGGTTCAACATCTGGTACAACTACACTTCAGGCAACAGCAGTTGCTGGTACTAATACCTTAACACTTCCTGCTGTATCTAACGATACTTTAGTGGGTAAAGCAACTACAGATACTTTAACTAATAAGACTTTGACTGCTCCAGTTATTAATACTGCAAAGATAAACCTTTCCTTAAATGCACAGACAGGAACTACTTATACTTTAGTTGCTGCTGATTCAGGTAAGTTAGTTACCTCATCAAATGCTAGTGCAGTGGTTATAACTATTCCACCTTCAATATTTGCAGCAGGTGAACAAATAAATGTTCAATCAATAGGTGCTGGATTAACTAGTTTTGCACAGGGTGCTGGTGTAACTATCACATCTACTGGGGCAACTTCTACTGCTCCAATATTAAGAGCACAGTTCTCAGCTTGCACAATTATTTGTACAGCATCTAACGTCTTTACAGTGATTGGGGATCTTTCTTAATGCCAATTCTAGGGATTATAGCATCTAGTATAAAAATCGCTACAGCTAATGATATTGCTATTGGACACGGTACTACTCCCTTTATATCTACCTATCCTTGGTCTAGTGGTTTCGGTACCAAGTATGCTAACCCTGCAACTTTGCCTACTGGTGCTGGCAATGGTGTTGCATTCACACCATCAGGTGATACAATCGCTGTAGCACATCAAACTTCACCTTATGTAAGCGCATATCCTTGGTCCTCAGGCTTCGGTACAAAATATTCTAATCCAGGTACTCTGCCGACTGGCACTGGTTTTAGTGTTTTTTTTAATCCATCAGGTAATGATATTGCTATTGCACACGTTACAACTCCTTTTGTTTCTACCTATCCTTGGTCTGCTGGCTTTGGAACTAAATATGCAAACCCTGCAACACTACCTGCTTCAACTGGCCGCGCTGTTGCTTTTAGTCCATCAGGTAATGATATAGCTGTTGCTCACTTTGTCACCCCGTTTATTAGTACTTACCCTTGGTCTTCAGGCTTCGGCACTAAATATGCAGACCCAGCGACCTTGCCTGCTAGTACTGGTCTTGACGTTGCATTCACACCATCAGGTAATGCTATTGCAGTTGTACACACTACAACTCCTTTCGTTTCTACCTATCCCTGGTCTTCAGGCTTTGGCACTAAATATGCAGACCCTGCAACTTTGCCAGCTAGTACTGGCAATGGTGTTTCTTTTAGTCCATCAGGTGATACAATCGCAGTTGCACACTCTGTAACCCCTTTTATCTCCGTATACCCTTGGTCTGCTGGGTTTGGTACTAAGTATTCTGACCCCGCAACGTTACCTACTGGTACTGGTAATAGTGTTGCCTTTAGTCCTTCGGGAGCAGACATAGCCGTAGGACACAATACCACCCCGTTTATTAGTACTTACCCTTGGTCTGCTGGCTTTGGTACGAAATACGCAGACCCTGCAACTTTGCCTACTGGTGCTGGTGGTAGTGTTGCATTTATCTAACAAACAAAAAGGAGAAAAATGACAGAAGAAATAACTCTTACCTCAAAACAGGTAAGACAAGCAGAGGTTGCTTCATATAAAGAAAATATTTCAACCTACAATAAATTACTTGCCACATTAGATGGTGATTGGGATGCAGATTTAGTACACCTAAAGGATTTGGAAGCGCAAAAAGCCGCTCGCCAATGTCCAATGGATAGACTTGCCCGTCTTGCTGTACTACAACAATTTGACCAAGTAACTAACTTGCTTAAAACTGAAATTGTTGAGTGCGCTAAAGCACAAGCAATATTAGATATCCTGTAATAAGTTCCTCCTAAGCACTGAGATTAAAAGGCTTACTTTTTTATGTTCAAATTTAAGGAGAGCTAATGGCTTATGGCGATGATATAACCGAGGGTATTCCTTACGTTCTTTCCAACCCTACTGGTGCCATAAATTATTCAGCTACTGGTGTTAACTATGATATGGCTATCGCCGGCTTGCCGTTCTTCATTGCAGCCTCTGATGAATCACCTTATCGCAGAGTAACTGCAAGGTATCGTAAAGAGCAGTATGACCAGACCAGAGAAGCTGGTGAGCAATCACTTACTGGTTGGTGGTTTAGATCTCAATCAACATTCCATCTTGGCGCTGGTATTAAATACTTTGAACCAGCACAGGATGAGTCACTTCGTTTCCAGTTTGCAGAGTCTAAAGGCATAGATGTATTTACTAAGGGACAGGCTACCCTACTTAATAGCACTGTAAGGGCTAGGGTTGCAACAGCAACTAATTTATACCTAGTTGGTGCTAGAGATAATGCTAATAACGTAGATGCAGTTGTCTTTACCGAAGGACCTGATCTTAAAAAACTTACTATGAGTGGTGATACACCTACCGTTACTACCTATACCTTAACAGCAGCTCCACATACGCTTGATTTTATGGCTTTAACCTCTGATGGTACTAGATACTTTGCTGCAGATAATGACAAACTTCATAGAGGTAATATCTTTGGTTCCACATCTGATGGTCATATCTACGATCTTGATGGTCCAGTTACCACAGTAGCACTGCGTTATGCAAAGCAACGTTTACTTGCTGGTATTGGTAGAGAGTTATATGAATTAGAATCTAATAAGGCAGCTACTGCAGGTGGTCACGCTTTACCTACTGAACTTTATGAACACCCAAATCCATCTTGGATATGGACAACTATATCTGAAGGACCTGCTGCTTTTTATGTTGGTGGCTATGCTGGATCTCAGTCATCCCTATACAAGATTACATTAGATGCTACTACTTCTAACTCTCTTGGATTTCCAGAACTTAATGTCCCAACAGTAGTTGTTGACCTACCAGAGGGTGAAATACTAAATGCCTTTGATGTATACCTTGGCACCTTTGGAGTTCTTTGCACTAATAAAGGCGTAAGAGTTGCAGTGGTATCTGCTGATGGTGACATTAGCTACGGACCATTACTAGTAGATACAGAGTGCAAAAGCGTAACCTTTAAAGATAAATTTGCTTATGTAACAACCTTACAAGGTACTGAATCGGGTCTAATCCGTATTGATTTATCACAGCCAATAGTTCCTAACAGCCTTATCTTTGCTTTTGCCTACGATGTGTATGCTGCTGGTGAGACTGCTAACCCAGTGTCTACAGATTTTCTTGGTGCTACCGATAGAGTTGTCTTTGCTGTTCCAGGTGATGGAATATGGATTGAATCATCTGCGGTAAAGGTTGAGTCTGGTTATCTACAGACAGGTTTTATTCGTTATAACACTTTAGAGAATAAATTATATAAACTACTTAATCCTAGAATAGACACCACAAATGGTGCTATTAATATTAAGTCTATTGATTATGAAGATACTGAGTACAACATAGGTGGCTTTGCTCAAGGTGCTACAACTAGCGAACTAGGTATTCCTTATCCTAACTCAGCACAAGAGTATCTTGCTTTTAAATTTACTATCTCTAGATCATCAACTGATTCTAGTAAGGGTCCACTATTTACTGGATACCAACTAAAGTCTTTACCTGCTGTACCCCGCCAGAGAATAATTCAATACCCTTTGTTCTGCTATGACCACGAGAGCGATAACCTAGGCGTTGAGGTGGGTTATGAAGGTTCAGCCTATGATCGGTTGAGTCAACTAGAAGCGGTAGAGAATGTAGGCGATACCATCAGAGTAGAAGACTTTAGAACTGGTGAGTCATACATTGGATTGATTGAAGAGCTTGACTTTATAAATAGAACTCCTAGTGATAGAAGATTCTCCGGATACGGTGGAATGTTAATCGCCACTATTAGATTGATATGATAATATGACACCGAACGAATGGGCTGGAATAGCAGTAGCGGTAACTACATTAGTAGGAACACTAGCTTT